CAATACCTTTTAATTCTTCTGCATATGAATTAAATTTATCCATAAATCTTTGTACTACAAATAAAGTAGTTTCTCTTGAATTTTTAGATAAGGCTTTAGATTTTTCCTCTGTTTGCTCTGTCTCTGGTATGGCATTGTACCAACGCATATAAAGTTCGTCAGAAACTTCTTCTATAATTAATTCTAGATATGTTTGATCGTTCATTTATTAATCTTGATTTCTTGATTGTCGGTTATACCATTTACCAGAGTCCATAGCCCTAGCATCTTCAAAAGCAAGAATACTTTGTACTGTTTCGTGAAGTATATCTAATTCGATACGCATTTTGACTAACTCTAATTCTAAGAGTCTAAGTCTTTCTGATTTTCTCATCTATCTCTTCCGTCATCTATTGGGGTGGGTGCGGTGGCTAATGTACCACAACTAGCGCATTCCATATCTAAAAAGTAACTTGCTATTTCAAAGTTATCAAAAACTACTTTAAGATTCCACACTTCGCAACCACATGGACAAACATGAGTGGGAAATCCCCTGATATCCATAGCGTGTTTATAATCTGGACTCAGCTTGTTGATATCACGTGGTTCATCCATATAGTAATATTATACCTTAGACTTCAATTATTGTATAGGGGGGTCTTACTGACATGTTAAACTTTGTAGCGGCTTCTAGGGCCGTTCTAACCCTTTTCTTGGGTATCCTAAGAGAAGATGAGGTAAACAGGGATCCAAGGGCTAATTCTGCCCCAGCCCCTTCTGACATATATGGAACATCTGCCTCAGCAATATGAAAATCTGAGTCCATGCTAAATATTCTACCAGTACCAGCAACAGATATTATAAATACCCCGCCAAGGTCCCCCTCTTCAGTTCCGCTACCAAAATTACCATATCCATTTTGTTTGAATGCGTCTTTAACCGAATCAACAAATCTAGTTCTCATAAATTTGTCTAGGTTTTTGTTTCCTCTTGTTGGGGTATATTTGGGTGGTGTCCATCCATACTGCAGGATTTGACCCATTCTAAAACTATCAATAAAGCCAATTCCATATTGACCTACTTTAAAAACCTTTGGGTCTGTACGCTGGAATATTAATCCGCTTTTATCATCAGATGCGGCAGCGTCTCCGCCCAAATAAACCTTACCCTCATGGGATAATGCTACTATACAGGTCATAATACTATTGTACTATTTCTAATCCTCAGGGTCTAGACTTTCTATTTCCAGGGCATCTAAATTAATTATTGCTTTTTCTAAATCAGCTTTTACTGAAATTAATTCCTGAATGGCGGAATAATATTTATCTTTCCATTCATATAATTCTTTTTCCAGCTTATATAATTCAATTTTTAAATCTTTTATCTCTAATCTTAATTGATCTTGTTCTTTTTCTTGTCTTCTTATTTTCTCTTTTTTTGCGTCTTTAAATGAAGAAACAACAGCTGTACCCATTCCGGATAGAACGGCAGCCATTATAGCTACTAAAACGGAATAGATATCCATTATAACTACAATTATACATTATAATCAGTATTAAATTAGTAATTCAGAGGCAGAAATCTCTTGTCCTACATATCGTCTTTTTTGTATGAATTCTTTCACATGTTCTGCGCCAAATTGTCTACCAGCCAAAATTAATACCCATCGTGGCTCAAATTTGGCATCAATGCATGTTTCACACATCATCAGATTTATGTTAAGCAGTGATGATTTCTTAGAATTAAGTTTATTCTTATTCTTATTACAGGAATAACACAGTAATCTATCCATTTTTTATATTCCTAACTGAGGATGCTACGCCTTCTAGTTCACATCTTACACCAAAAGATTCTAATTTTGATTTTACTTTTGACACGTAATCAATAACCTTTTCTTTTTCCGTTCCATCAAATTGCATAAAGTTATCTTCATATAACCTTATTGCTAAAAATTCTGGATATTTAACTATATCCATTAAAAGAAGTAATGGCTTTTTAATCTCTCTGATAGCCTTTTTCATTTCTTGGGTATAAAAAACTGGTTTATTGGGTTCGCCAGTCCATAAATTTATTCCATATTTAAAATGGTGATTATCTTTAAAAGCACTATTTAACATTTTTTGCCTTTAATCTTTTCCACACATCTTTAGTTTTATGCGTATTTCTTTGTTTATCTATTTCTCCAGCAGACAAATAAATGCCACCCCAAACTCCATATTCTTTATTTTTTACTGCCGTCGCATAACATATATCTATAACTGGACAGGATAGGCAAGCCTCATCAACATTTTTTGCTATATTTACATCTAATTCATATTTATCAAAAAATAAATTAGTATCCATTCCATGGCATGCGGAGAAGTCTCTCCATTTTAAATCGCTTTTATTTTTTAAAGACTTTGACATATTTGATCGGAAGTTTCCAAACTCCATCTTCGTTAACCGTAAATCGTTCGGTTAATCCCCAGGCACTATTCTTGAACATGCCTTTTTTGCTATAAAAACCAGAATTGTTTTTATTCCAAATCATTAAGTCATAGTTTTCCCAGAATGTATGGACATGGGAAGACTGAGCCTTTCTAACGAAAAGCTCAGCCCCTTTAAGATTTAGATTTAGCATTGTATATATAATTATACAGTACCGATATCTACCCTGTCAACCCTTTTGTCCAAATTGTTTACTTTAATGCATTTTGTAGGTTAATTGCTGGTACATTTAATTTAACCATAATGTTTGTAACATTGTTTGAAGTAGACTTAATTAAATTAATTTCATCATCATAAGATAATGATTTTTGATTTTTAATAATAAGCCATTGGGCTCCAAACACGGCAACAGATAATGATGTTCCATAATCATCAGCCATTGTATTATTTGCCTTAGCCACCTTCATATTTCCGGTGGTTGCAAAATCTACCTCTGAACTATAATTAGCATATAGGGCAAGTCTACCCTTATCATCAATCGAAGATACTGCGATTGCATCTGGATAACATGCTGGTGACGAAATGTTTTTATAATTAAAATTATTTCCAGAAGGCAAGATAACTGGAATGCCAGACTGTTTAATTTTTGTAATTAAATCTGCATGTGCTTTGACTGTATTGCAAATTCCTGGAGAAGTACCCAATGGAGAAACTACAGCACCAATGTTAAACTTATCTTTATTTTGATATGCCCAGTTTAATGCATTAGTAAATAAATCATTATTACATCCAATATATCCATTTGGAGCAATTAGAGAGGCACAACGAATTTCAATTATTTTAATCGAAGGATCTGTCTGAGTTGCTGCTGATACTACCGATGTTCCATGTATCCAAGATTTATTAGTTAGAATGTCTGTAGGCAAAGTAGCTGAGCCAGCACCCTCCATTTGATTTTGTCCATTTGGACAGGATTTATAGCCTGCAAAACATACCTCATAGACAATATTATTCTTAACTAAATTATGAGTCATATCTATACCAGTATCAATAATAACCATTGTTTTTGTATTACTGGTATCTGCTGATTTTGTTTGTGCTGCGTATGCTTGTTGTCCAGTCAAAATGACTGATAGCGCAATAAATGCGGTAATAATCTTTTTCATATCCATCCTTTGTTAGTTTTTACTTAACTAAAGGATACCAAAAAGTATTGGATTATGCAATAGTATTTATTTCCAGTTTTCAGGAATCATATTGGTCAGGCCAAGAGATTTTGCTCTTCTTTTAATATGTTCCTTTACCTTTGGATCTGCCCCGCCACGGCCCCATGAACGAATTGCATTCATAAGATCATTTTTGTTTGCTATTGGAAATGAGCCGTCTGGCATTGCCTGTCCTGATTGTGCCATTTCTTCTCTTTGCTTGCTGGAGAAATTGCGCTTAATCATTTCATATGGGTCTAAGTTATTAAATAAGTTTTCAGAGCCTGATGCCTTATATGTTCCGCCACGACGCTTATATTCTTGTACCACCCATCCATTCGCATACGCTGAAGGGTATGTGTCAAATTTTCTTTTAGCCTCGGCAATTATTCTATTGTATAAATTTTTATCCTTTGGCTCGCCTTTTCTTGGCTTAATTACTTGATCGTATTTATCTTTTGCTTTATCAACTTCTGGGGTTTCATAATCATATGTTCCCATTTCGTTTTCTACTTCAAGATTTGTTTGACCGTCTACCTTTGTAATTTCTTGGTCGTCCTCTACGATAATTTCTTCGGTTACTGGATTCATGACATCTGAAAGTATTGATTTAATTTCTTCTACAATACCATCAAGCATTTCTGATTTCTTCATATTTTTTTCTCTATTAACAATTTTTCTAGACCAAGAAAACCCTGCATCTCCGCCCCAAGCTAACCACATAATATAACCATTTGATGGGTCGGATTGATTGCCCCAATTCTTTCCCTTTTTATCTACTTCATGTCTTGAGAAAAAAGAAAACATTCTTTTAACTGTATCTAGAGATAATGATTCACCACTAACTAATTGATGTGCACGAGTCCAGCCAACAGCTGTGCCAGCTCCCTTAGCCTTACCATCTTCTTTAAACTTAATTGCTCTTCTTGCTGCTGCCTGCATTCCTGCGGTAGGCTTGTATCCTTCTGCCATCACTTCTCCAAAATACTAATAATTTTTACTGACTTAATTTCATCATCGGTACCAAAAATATCATGAACATAATCATCTGCATCCTCACGGCTAAAGGCATCAATCTCTGCCTCTACCTCTAATTTGACCCGATATGTATTCATGATACTAGTATATCATTTTTTTTATTTTTTAAACAATAAAACTATAGGGCCCCGAAGAGCCCTATAGCCTTTAAATTGCCTTATTTTTTCTTAGATTTTGATGTTCCAAACACTTCGGCTTCAAGATCTTCTATTTCTTTTTTTGCAGAAATAACTATATCTTGACCAGATTGCTTAGCTTCTACTTGAAGATCGGCCTCTGTTCTTGCCTTTGTGTCAACGGATGCAAATGCTGCATTAATTTCTTCCATATCTAGTTTGCCGTCGTTCATAAATCCACGAGCAAGCTTTTCTACAACAGCAGCGACTGCGGTCAATCCAGCTACAGTAACAGCCTTAACAGTAGAGATACCAGCAATTGCACCCGCACCAATTACTGACAAACCACTAGCAGCAAATACAGCAACAATTCTCATAAGAATATTCCATGTATTTTTTACCTTTTCCATATTCACTCCTTACGTTAATCTTTTGGATTTCTAAGTCTAAGAGTTATGACCCAAAGAAGAAAAGAAATCAAAGTTACATTTCCGATAACAGTTTTTGCTGAGCCAGTAAGTACAAGCCATGCTGAAAACAATCCAACGAATGTCCAAATTTCTCCAAAAAAATCTGCGGAAATATCATGAAAGAATTCTTTAATTTTTTTAATCATTCACCAAACCTCCTTCTTAGACCTGCAATTTGACCAACAATAACTGTTGTGATCAAAACCTTTTTAGCTTTCTTTCTTGTTATAGGAGACATGTCGTTTCCTATGTTTGCCAATGCTGCATATGCTTGTCCAATTGCTTGAACTGCCTGTCCAGCTCCTGGAATAATATCTAAAGCTGCTGGTAAGTATGTGCATTGTTCTACTGGATGCTCATTACCATCAATATCAATATGTACTGTTTTTCCATCTTCTTTTGTTATGTCCTTACAAACATATGACGGCAAAACTGGAACAGCAATATCTGGGGCGTTAAATGTTGTGCCTCCTGGCTGACCAATAAATGTTTCCGTTGTGGTTATAGCTTCTGGTGGAATGGGAAGTCCAGATCCAGGTGGTGGTGGCGGTGGCGTTAATTTTCCATCCTCTCCAATGACTTGTGGTTGAGACTTAGTACCAAAAAATTCTATACCGCCATTTGCAACTCCTGGAATATCAACTTGGACATGTGCAACTAATTTTTCTACTGGTGGCAATTTGGGCTCAGTTTCTGGTAAATCATTTGGGTCCGATGAGGGTTGCAAATCTTCTGTATTATTAGTATCATTAATAGATGGATCGTCGTTTAGAACAGGCTCTTCAGTTGGCTGATCTACAGTATCAGAAGTTTGAGAGTCCTGAGAGTCTGTTGGAATTTGTGCATCAGGTTCAACAGGAGTGGGTTCTTCTGTTGGAGCATCAGTTGAATCTGAGGCCTGGTTCGGGTCGTTATTATCTTGATCTACTTGAGGGTCTATTGGGTCTTGAGGAGTGTCAACAACTGGAATGGGATCAGGTTCTGGAGTGGGTTCGGGAGTTTCTTCGACAGGAGATGGAATAGGTGCTGGAGGAACTGGATCAACTACTGGCTGAGTTGGAACTGGCCTTGGATTTACTTCAATGGGAGGTTGTGGCGTTGGTGGAACGGGCGGAGATGGATCCGAAGGTGGGGTTGTTGGAACAATCGGCTGCGGATCAACTGGTGTCGTCGCCGTTACAGTCTCTTGAACTGTTTGAGAATCAATTGGGGTTTGAAGAGTAGATGTATCAACAACCGTTGTGGGTGTTTCAGATACTGTCACAGTCTCAGTCACCGTCTGAGTCTCAGTTACAGTGCTCGTATCGGGAGTCTGGTTTTGGTTGGTTGGCGGTGTGGGATCGGGTATAAAGGCTTCTACAGAACTTGAGTTATCTGAATAAACCATTAAGGTATTGTTGTCTGCTCTAATTCTAAATTGTATGTTTTTATTCCATCCAGAACTGTCTCTAAAAATATTAAATGGTATGTCTACATTTGTTTGATCGTGTGTCCACCCCCATCCATCTGCCGTAAAGTTGCTTGTTGACCACGAGATGGCGTATGTTAATACAGAAGCATTACTTGTTTCTGGGACGCTCCAAGTCAAATGCACACTAGCGGTAGATGTGTCTACATTTACTTGTAGATTGGTTGGTGGGTTTAAATATGGTATTGCAGCCAATGTAGTCCTAGCTGTTTGCAAACTACTATTTATTTGTGATATTAAATCATAGTCATCATTTACTTTTGCTACTGATGCATTATATGTGGACAATGCAGAATTATATGCGGATTGTTTTTGTTGAACTATTGCATAAAGTGATTGATCATATGTTGTTGTTACCGTGGTGGTTCCATACCATGATGAAGGGACTTGAGACCAATTTGTGCTACTTTGATAATAAAGAGTAGAGCATGCCCCGCCACCCCACTCATAAAACCAAGCATCAAATGGATATGAAACCCCAGCCTCTAATGTTATTGCCGTACCCCAGTTGCCATTACATCCCTTGTCATACCATTCATTAATGACAACCTGATTATTTAAGGTCATGTAAAAGCCATCGTCGGCTATATTTTTAAATCGATAGGTATCCGTGGTTGGTACGGTAATATTCCCGTAATAATGAATTAATACATAATCGCCGTTACATCCAGCAACTGACCCATTTCCCCAGTTATTTGCAATTACTGTATAAGTGTCTTGTCTACAAAATACTCCATCTGGACGAGAACGATGATAAGCTTGATTATAGACATCAACATGAATTGCGGCACCAGTTGTAACCGTTTCGGTAACTGCGCTGGCTTGATATGCTGCAGTGGCATTATCTAATTCTATTTTAGCCGATATAACAGTATTGCTATCTGAAATTACTGTTTGAGTATCTATATTTAATTGGCTTTGTGCGGATGCCAGTTGTGATTCTAAACTCTGTACTGCTGCCCTAGCGGATGCAAGATCATCTTGAACGGATGCCTTTGAGGATGCGGGAAAAAGAGCCCATCCCATTAATGAAGCAAAGATAAATAGGTTAGATAAAAAATACTTTTTCTTTCCGGTCAACTAAAGACCCTCCGCTACTATGAATTTACACAGTAGCAAAATTATATCACGATTTGTTGATTAAATTAAACTAGTTTACTATAACCGTTCAATACTAATGAAGTTATTATTATATCCTCCACCAATAACCATAGTTATTCTCCAAGCAATAGTATTACTTGAATCTCTAATTACCCATGTATCAGTGGCTCCAGCAGTTGCAAAATTATATCCAGAATTTAAGTATGTTGGCGTTGTTGTTACCGTACGTGGAGCACCTCCATCAATTGTTGTTCCAGCAATACCACCATTTAATGAATATATACCACTACCATAAACATTCATAGTTCCTGAGACTGTAGATATTTGTAAACTACGATTACCAGAGGTAGGTATTCTTGCCTTTAAGTTACCCAGTTGAACGTCGACACCAGCGTTGACAAATCCACTGGCTTTAAATAATAGTTCTCCACCAACACCATCAGGTGTTTTTGTTAAATCAATAGATACTCCTCTTGCATTACCACCTTGTTCAAAAAATCTAATTTGATTTCTGTAAACATCTACAGTTACTCCGCCGTTAAGGCTTGTATTAGTTACTGGCTTATTGAAGAACATTTCTCCGCCCTCATCACCAGCAGAAGCGGTTAGGCTAAGTTTTCCAGCAACAGAGGTATCTGTTCCATCATATGTAAGTCCAGATACTGCTGAAAGAGTTTTGTTTTTCCACAAACCTGAATCAGTATCATAAGCAAGTAAATTATTATTTGCAGGAGTGGAAGAATATCCGCTACCAATTAAAACATCATGAATTTCATTAAGTTCAAAACCATTTTGAACCTTAACAAATATTTCACCAGTATTGGCGTTGGAGCGAGTAACAACTCCAAGAAATACTAAGTTTGCTGGAGCAACTGGCTTATTTGCCAGTCCATAAATAAGGTTTCCATTTGTACCAAGCCATACTGGATCTCCAGCATTTGCTGAGGCGGTATTTAAATTAGTCAGTAATCCTTCTGTAATAACAGAACCCTGCCCATTAATAGCAAGATCTGTTGTTATTAATCCCATTGTTTTTGATGATGTAGATTCGGTAGCGTTTGATGCTTTTGAAACAATCATGTTTGTTCCATTAGCGGAACTTACATATACTGCTTGTCCTTTAGTTAGTGATTCTCCTGCTTTTACTTCATGTGATAGTACAGCAGTTGTTCCAGAAACTCCTGGGTCTCCCTGTGGGCCAGTTGGGCCCGGGTCTCCCTGTGGGCCAGTTGGGCCTGGGTCTCCCTGTGGGCCAGTTGGGCCTGGGTCTCCTTGATCACCCTTGGGTCCCGATGTTCCGATTGAAGAGGTGGATGAAAAAGTAAATGGCATTATCTCTCCAAAATAAGAACTGACACTGAACCAGCTCCAACGGCATATAATTTATCATAAGGTCCAAGATCGGCACTCCACATTTGTCCAGGAGCTAATTTTATTCCATATGAACTTGAGGTTACACTTGATTCTCCCATGTATATAGTTTCAGATGGGTCTGTATTTTGTACGGAAATTGTATTAGAACCTTCTACTGTGTCAGAAATTGTCAATAGTGTTGGGGTTCCAGACAGGGTTAAATTTCTAGTTCTAAGCATAAATGCATTATATCATTTAATTAATTATTATCTGTTTTGTAAAATCCATTACCCTTGAACTGTATGCCGAATGAATTATAAACTTTGTTCATAATTAAACCACATTTTTGGCATATCTCAGTGGATGATGATTCTTCAAAAGACTTTTGCTTTTCGATAGTATAGTCACATACCATACAGCAGTATTCATATCTTGGCATTATTTTCCAATTCTATTTTGTGAGCAGTTTATCCACTTGCTCAGGTGGATAATACCTTTAGATAAACCGGATTATCTTAGATATTAATATTATACATTATTTAATCTGAATTGTCTTTGGCTTCTTTTCTTCTGGAACGATACGCTCTATGTCAATATTTAGCATTCCATTTTTAAATTCAGCCCCAGTTACTTCCATAAATTCACCGAGCGAAAAAGATCTAGTAAATTTACGAGTGGCAATTCCTTTATGTACGACATACTTATCTTCATCTGTTGACAATTCGCCCTTAATAATGAGTGTTGAATTATCTACTGATATGTTGATATCTTCTTTGTCGAAACCCGCCAATGCAATATCAATTCTATAAACATCATCATTTTCTTTGATGATATTGTATGGTGGGTAAGAATTTTGTTGATTATATACTGAATTTAATTTGGCTAATGTTCCATTCCAGCCAATAAAAAAGGGGTCATTAAAAATGCCCCATGGATCTTGTAGAACCATTATTCCTCCTTCAAGCGAATAAAGTAATATATGCGGACCCCGTTAGGCGATCCGCATATATTATAACAAATTATATTTTTATTGTAAAATTACCACTTTGGTCGTGCGACTGCCATGATTTTAGCATACTTACGAGTTTTCTTATAAGCGCCATCACCATTAGCTTGTGAACCAGAGTTATCTGCTGCTGTGTTTCCTTCGAATGTAACCATTTGTTGCTTGTCTGGTTGGTTTACATAAACAATTCCAACATGCTCTGCAGTAGTTGCATCGTCATCAAAATTGAAGAATACGATATCTCCTGGTTGTGCTTGTCCTGGGGCAACTAATTGATTGTTCTTTGCAAACCAGCGAACTCCTGCATTACATGCAGCAAATCCCTTTGGTCCTTGTGCTGCAACCAACTTTGTAAGTCCAGCTTGATCAAAACAATATGAAACAAACATTGCACACCATGGTTGGTGGTTTAGTCCAAACCACTTACCAAAAATGGTATCGTTGTTTTCTCCTTCTTTATATGCCTCATCAACATACTTTTTGGCAACAGCCAAAACCTTGAGGGCATTTGGGTTTCTTTCTTCAGCCATTATTATCTCCTTTTAAAATTGACTTCTTTACTTCTTTAGATTTATTTTCTGAGGCATATAGGGCACGTAAATGTGCAAGAGCCCGAGATTTACTTGGATGGCATCCGACTAATTCGTTTGTGCCTTCCTTTACTACACCAAAACCTTTACAACCAGCAGCACCCTGCTTAATCTGCCAAGGCATTAGTTACTTCCCATTGACTTCATTGATGCTCTTAATTTCCAGCCAAGTTTTTCTTGCATATCAATTCTTTCTGCAATAAAATTAGCTAGACCCTGTTCATTTGCTGATGTTGCCACATTAAAACATTCTTTAAGGTCAACAAGCATTTGTTCATTTGAATTGTATAGCGAGCTAAGCATTTGAAGTGGGTTATTTGCATTCATATCTAAATCATATTTGATATTTGAAGCTGACATGGCATCCATTACAGAGAATGCTGCCTTGATATCAAATCTACGCAACCATTCAGCCCAATCGTCAACGGTTTCCCAAAGATCATTATAAATTTCGCTAAAGAATGAGTGGAATTGTTCAAATAAAATTCCTTCTACATTCCAGTGATATCCATGTGCTTTGGTATAAAAAATAAATGAATTGGCTTGAAGGGTCCTCAAGCATAAAATCAATTGTTCCATATTTCCTCCAAAATAATTATATCATTTTTAAATTGTGTGGAGCCTCCCGTCAGGATTGAACTGACGACCTTCCGCTTACAAGGCGGATGCTCTACCACTGAGCTAGAGAGGCGTAGTGGAGCAGGTAGGACTTGAACCTACGATTACCCGATTATGAGTCGGGGGCTTTAACCAGCTAAGCTACTGCTCCATATTTATTTTAAAATATTTTTTTACAGCTTTTTCTAATTTATCAGAACCTTGCCAACCTATTTCACCATCAATATTCCAAGATAAATCTTTTTTATTTATTCTAGCAAATTCTTTGTACCATTCCAAATATTTAATATCAAAATTTTTTCCAGTTTTAATTACATGTATCTGTATGACGCCACCATAATTTACAATTGATGCTAGGCAATCACTTTTATTTGGTTTTAAAAATTCTGGTATTTTTTCTTCTATTATCCATAAACAAAAAAATTCAGTACATTGTGGATTAGGCCTTTCATCATAAATTGTACAACCGGAATTTAATATTAGGAAAAAACATGGTTTTCCTGGATAAAAATCATGACCGTATGCCTCACCTCTAAGTGAGCCATCACAACATTTGGTACATCCGTTACATTTTTTCATAAGCTGGAGATGTGGGATTCGAACCTACAACCGCCCGATTAACAGTCGGGTGCTCTGCCGTTGAGCTAATCTCCAATGCGCCCCTAGAAGGAATCGAACCTCCGACGCAGACCTTAGAAGAGTCTCGCTCTATCCGCTGAGCTATAAGGGCCTATCAATATTCATAGGAATTATTCCGATTTTTTTTGCCTCTTCTAATCCTTCTTCGGTAAAATGAACTATGGCTTCAAGATTTTCATCATATTCAATCTCTGCTAAATCTCTTTTATATAAATCTAAAACCATATCATCAATATGTTCGATATGTACCTTCCAAAGTTCTGGTGCAACTTCTTTTGCTTTTTCTAGAATAGTATACAAAAATTGACCATCTTCGTCAATACCAGAAACTTCTATAGCACCAATTTTGCTGTAATAAGCAATTAATAAATCATTGTCCATAATAACCCCTATTCTTTATTTCTAGAGTTGAACTGCTCTACAGTTTTTTGAACATATTCGGAAAAATGTTTTCTAATATTTCCGGGAGGTCGTGATCCCGTAACAGACCATAGTCTTTGATATTCCATAATGTTTGAAAATGTTGTGGGGCAAACTATTATTCCATTAAAATCTTTTAAAACTGTAGGCAAAGGAACATGCTTGTTACAGCACTTACATTCTTTTGCTAATTCTTGGTATTTGCTCATATAACTTCCATATCGCTACTTATATCATAGTCTGATAAATAATTTGCTAACTGTTCCGGCATTCTTGGTGCCCGAATCATATTTGTAACAATTGTATCATCTGCTTCGGACTCAAACATCATTGAATCATATGTATGAATATTTATTTCTCCATTTGTATCAACTTTTGTTTTGGTTATTGCATTATATATGGATCCACATACAGCATCAGCCAAATCTTTTGAACCTTTTCTTGGATGATCTACTCTGTCCCTCATTATTTTTAATTGCAACAATTCATCTATTAACAATGGAATATGTGGTCCAGATAATCTTTCTTCCAAAACAATCATAGCCATATCATCATAATGCTTTTTGGCAACTGATAAAGTTTCTGTATTAATTCCATATTGTTTTAATTGTTGCATCATGTCGTGGGAGTTCCATCTATCAAAAGTACAAACACGAATTTTAAAGCCAGCCGTTCTTAAAGATAAAATATAATCTTTTACTTCTGTAAAGTCTACCGACTTATCAGCTGTTGGTGTCCAATATCTTACAGCATCAACTTCAACTATTGGTGCTGGTTGTGAATATGTATCGGTAACTCTTACATTAACCCATTTCTTTACATGTGACATTGATACGGCACAATGGTCGTGTTTCTGTGCAAGGTCAACGTGCAAGAAATATTCTTTATCTGGATCGGGTGCAAACCAAGGTTCTAATCTTCCAAAAGTATCTACGGCTAATGCCATATTATTAAATGCTTTTTCTATTTTCTCTCTTGATTTAAAAAATGCATCAATTGCTTCTGGTGGCATACACGCATATCGAGATAGAGCATCTGGCATATTTTTATAAAATTCAATTTTAAAATCTTCAATTTTTTTAGTCGGATTGACATCCCATGTAGGTCTTTTTAATGCATACACTTTTGGTATATTATAAGAAACTATATGATCTTCTTCCCACTCTACATCTATTTCATTTCCTTGTGTTCCATCCGGCAAATCTTCATCCATTTTTAATCTTTTAGATCTTACAATAGTTTCTTTTTCAGCAATAACTGAGTCATAAAACTTTTGAATTGGATCATTCTTGAATCTAGGAAATGATAACAAAATTACTTTACCATAATCTGGAAAACGAGAAATAACAGATCCTCTATACATATCATATATGGCATCTGCTGTTTTAGCTTGATCATGTCCGGTAGTATTTTCTGTGGCAAATCCAGAAATTTCGTCTAGAATAACAGCAATTACGTTATATCCTTCGAATGCTTCTCGTTCTGAATGACCAGAATAAACATTTATATTCTTATCAAACCTAATCTCAGAGGCTTTGGGATCGTACTTTCCAACAAACCAAGGTGATCTTTCGATGCGTGTTTTTAATCCTTTAAAAAAAACATTGTTTGCTTGTTGTGCGTTAACAGCAATGTTAATGATATCTATTGTATCTCCGGGAGGTTTCCCGTAATATGTTGCCGGATCTTTTAAACATAATAATAAATAAACCATATATGAAACTGAAATTGTAGATGTGTAATCTTTTCCGGAACCTTTTCCAAGTTGTGCAATGATTTCAGTACAGGTCTGCTTATATCTCTTTTTACCCTCTTCTTGTCCAAAAAGTTTAATGAGTGTAGATTCTTTATAAATTTGAGATCCCTTTTCAATGAGTGAATACTGATATTCTGACAATGGTGGAAGGGCAAGATAGTCTGGACTTGTTACAAATGTTTTTAAATCAACAGGTCTCTCATCAAATTCTTCACCATCGAGAATATCAATAAGATCATCAAAATTAAGATCCATCTACATCCTCATTATTAATTACTACTGGCTCAACCACTCCAGTAATTTGTGACAATCTTCTGGCTACTTCTAATTTACAATGTGAACAAGTGGCTGTAACCTCTTTTAATATTTTAATTAAAATATCTTGTTTTCTTTCGGTCTCTGCTAGTTGGGTGGCTAGTTCAGCATTATCAAGTAGTCCGACCTGTTGAAGCATACCTATTCTTTTGGACTCAATATCAGCAATTAATTTGAGAGCTGTGGCCTTAACATTTAACTGCCCCTGCTGGTCGGCGTCCTCTACTGTCTTCCATGCTTCCTTGATAAGCATTGCATAGTGTTGGTCTGCCCCAGAGACGGCTTCCTTTGCCCTCTCACGAGCCGTAGAATCGTTTCTAACGACACTTTTCCACTCGTCTATATATCCTATTACATCTGACCTCTTAAAGCCCGTTATAGAGGCAATTTGGCTCGGAGAGTTACCCCTCAGTAATTGCTCTACGACTTTATTCATTCGATCAAAATGATCTGCTAATTCAATTTCCATATAATACTATTATACCTTTTAGTTGACTAGAAATCAAATACTTTTGGCTACTTTATATAGAACCAAGTATCCAATTAAATCATCAATATCATTATCGCCTGGATAACCCTCGGCATTTTTAATTCTATTTAGTTTATCATCTATTCTAACTTTTAATTGTTCTAGGTTATCCGCCGAAGAAAATATTCTTATTGGTTTAATTGCAGAATCGCCATAAGATTTATTTTTTTCTATTAGCATATGGGCAATTTCGTGACATGTATCTAAAATATTTAATCCAGATGGGGCACTACGAGAAAGTAAATATAGGTCCTCACAAAAAAATGTTTTTGTATCTTCAAATACTGGCTTTAACATTATTTTCTCAACAATCCAAACTTTTCTAAATATCTCTGAATCGTCATTGCAGAGACCCCGCACTCAAAAGCAATTTCAGTAACTGTTTTTTTCTGAACTACATACCTACGATATAACCAATCTTTACTTAAATAAAGTTTCATCTTTTTGTAAGCACCTCATTGGCATAGTAGGCTATACCCATAGAATCAGCAACATCAAAATCATCAAGACCAAGAGAATATTTACTATTAAAATAATCTACTGTTCTTTGTTTTCTGATATTTCTCATTTTATTTTTATACCAAGAATCTGCATATCCTGGATTTTCTAATCTAAGTTTTTCTTTTTCTGCTTTTGTTGGATTCTTATTTCCGATATGTGCTTGCCAAGCTGTCGGAGATATTGTGATAACCCTAGCGCCAGTAGACATGAGCTCAGCAATAACCACACCATAGACATATGATAATTTTATCACGGCATCTGGGGATCTGACAAGTACCGCACCCTCTACCGCTATATAATCAGACTCTAATTTTTTAAGCATTGCATGTGTCTTTACTTTTGCATCATATATTTTTTCGTAAATATCTGCACCAACAAATTCAATCTTGCCCCATTTGACTGGTTTATTATTTTCAATAATTGAAAAGGCTATGGAATTGGTGGAGGCATCTATTCCAAGAACACGCTTAGCCTCTACTTTAACTAATTTAGCTAAGCTCATTTAAAATTTCCGATACAATTTCTTTAATATCCAGCCCTATATCTTTGCTACAGGTAGAACAAACATTGTCTTGATTATATCTACTTAATCTAGCCTTACATATTTTACATGTACGCTTTAAACCTTTTCTGATTGCTTTTTTCTCGTAATATTTTTCCATTATTCTTTTATTGGTTGCTATTCTACAACATTCATCAGAACAATATTTTTGATTATGTGTTTTGGGTTCGAAGTCTTTTAAACATTCTCTATTTGAACATATCATTCTGCCACCGAGTATGGTTCTATCTGAACTGTTCCAGATTCACTAGACCAACATTCTTTATATATTGGACAGTTCTTGCACGTATACGAAGATTTTGTATATGGTCTAAATGGAAGGTCACCCTCTAGAATATTATCATGTACTTCAGATAGCCATAAAAATAAATCATCAATTATTTTCTTATTCTTTTCATTCATTTGAACGGGTATCACCAGAAGTTCTTGGGTATTCTTATTCTCGTATAAAAAGAAACCCTCGCTTATATCCATTAATTTCATATAAGTTAATATTTGAAGTAGGTGGTTTTCTGATGGGGTCATTGATGCTTGCTTTGAGTCCCAGACCTCTTGCTTTGCTGTCTTTATTTCACCAATAACATCTTTATCGTGCCAGTCAATAATAATATCTATAAATCCTCTTATTGGTGGGCGTACATTGGTTACTTCTAATTCTTCATGCTTAAGTATTCCAATAGACTTAATTAGTTTCTGTATTCTTTCATGAGCCTGTGTTCCCTGCTTCATATTAGCAATTGCTATTGAATCATTGTTATCAATAAACATTGCACCTTTGAATGCCATATACCAGTATCTTGAACAATTTCCATGGCCATATCCAAAAGAGCTAGGACTAAATGATGTTTTTGTGGTGATTTGATTTGCTCTTTTTGTATTTAAATATGCTTCATCCATTAATTCTGAAAACTCTTTAGGATCAAAATCTCCGGCATATTTTTTAAATTTAAGATTGTTTACAATTTTTCTAGCCATTATATCTCACAACATATTTTAGAGCATCAACTAATTTATCTATACATTCTCTTGTTGAGTAGTAGATATTCTTTTTATTATTATTTGCCGTTCCAGCTTTATCTTTGGCTATTGTTGAGTAGTAGGCTGCCAACATTCCAAACTTTGTTGACAAGGCCTGTAATTCTATAATAAGATGTGGTGCTTTTGCAGCGGGTACATCTGGATTCATTAATAGTTTAACAACAATAGATAAAGCCTTATCTAGGCTTTCATCCTGCATGTAATCATGCAAATCATTAAACTCTGTTATCGAGCTTATTAGCTCTAATGTATTTTTATCTTCTACTGACACTGCTCCACCATCTGTTCAAATAAAGACCACTCTATAACAGCAAGTCTTGTTTTATTATTATCTTTACCCAGTATTAGTTTGAGTACTGGATATTTATCCCTACTGACCTTAAAAGTATCAGTACAAATTTTTGCCCAAATGTTTTGCGATATGGAAATACTCTTTTCATATTCTTTGTAATCAACCACAAAATCATTCCACTGGGCATCACCCTTTTGGTAATTACCACGCCCACTATTTTTTTGTTGTTTTGCTCCGTCACGCTTAGCCTCTGATCTTTCAGACATTAATTATTCACCCTAAATGTATTGCTATGTCCATTTGTGCAATTCCAGATCATGGTATATGTTAACGGATCCCAATAATAAAATTCAGCATCTAGATCGCATTCGTAACATGGTTTAGATCCATTTATTTTTTTCCAACCAACAGGTACCTCCGATTTTGGTGGCTCTGGGTTAATGAATTCATTAATATTTGGCATCTATTTCTTTTCTAAGAATGTCTACAACATCTGGATTATCTTTTAAATACTGTACTGCTTTTGCCCTACCTTGTATTCTTTCTCCATTGACTGTGTACCATGCCCCGCCCTTTTCAACAATTCCACACATTTCTGCAATGTCTAGGGTTTCTCCAATATAATCAATACCAAGCATATCTCCTTGATAATAAAAGTCATATTGACCCGATAGGTTTGGCGGACCAACTTTATTATAATCAACAATCCAGTTTACTGGGCGACCAACCTTTTGTTCAATTATTTTATCGCCAACTCTAATTCCAGATTTAATTGCGTTTGCTTCAGCCTCTGAGCTCCACAATTTAATTACGGTTGATGAGAAGAACTTGACTGCCATTCCTCCGGTAGGTATATGGCTGGCATGCATTGAGCCAAATTGATTTCTTTGTTGAGATATTAGGACAAGCAAAGTATTTTTATTTGCATAGTTCAACATCTTGACTGCATGTGTCATATCCTTTGCCTCAGCGCCAATTTGTTTTGTATCTTCTAGTTTTTTGAGTTCCGTACTATCTTTTTCAAAATAAATAGCTGGAAGTAAGGCTGAAATAGAATCAACAACAATCATGTCAACATTGGCTTCCATGAGTTGGGTTGCTACATCTACCATATCATTAACTGTTTTTGCTTGTGAGTAGATAAGGGAAGACGAATCTACCCCAAGAGATTCTGCCCATTCTTTAGAATAAGAATGTTCCGCATCAATCCAAGCACAAGTTTTTCCAGCTTTTTGTGCATTGGCTATCATCTGCAAACAGAATGAAGATTTACCAGCAGACTTATTTCCCCAAATGAGAACTTGTCTACCAAAGGCTAATCCGCCTTTTAAAGCAAAATTCAATCCAACGCTAGGGGTTGCTTGTTTTTCTATGTTTACTTCTTGTGCAGATTTTACTCTTGCTCTTGTTTTTGGATCTAGTTTTGCTAATAAATCTTCTAATATAACAGTCATTATCTTCTTTCTTTATAATATTATACCATTAAAATGCGTTTCCGTGAAGTCTTGGTCTGTCTTTATTTATACAAATTTTATTATGAAGAACTTCATCTAAACTATGTAATATCACTTCTTCATTTTTCATTGCTGCATATACATCGAGCAATCTAATAATTACATCTGCAATTTCTTCAACAATTTTTTCAGAACCATGACTTTTTCTTAATGCTTCTAAGACTTCAGTAACTTCTGAATGTACCAATGCAAGTTTTAAACCAACTTTGTCATTAGTATATTCACCATCCCAAAAGCCTTTTTCTATTGCTGTGTCGTGCAGAATTTGAGAAAGTTCATCAAATCCTTTACTCTTCAGTAGATTGTTCATCCTCTGCGACCTTTTCTCTCAACTTAAATTCAAAGCAATTGGTGGCATCATCATAGCTAATCATAAGTTCTTTATCTACATTTGTATACTCTATAAATGAGTTTACTGAAATAGATACTGTTTTTACCTCTGCTAATACTGCCGACAAAATTCTTGATGCCGTCATAGTCTTTAATACATCTTCAACTTGCTGATTCATTATTTTATTTCTCCTATCATTAATGTTCCATCATCTAATTTAGACAATTTTGGTTTACAAATCATTCCTTCTCTCATTTTTGCAAGAGTAATCTTATACATGGATGAAAAGGCAATTGCTCTAGTCAGAGTTTTATCTTTATCTGACATTATAATATGTGACATCATTTTACCCTTACTGGTTTTATAAGGGTTGAAATTAATCACAATTTGTTCATCTTCTTTTATATCGTATGAATTTAAGTATAGATATCTAACAAATGGATCGTCTGATTCTCTATTAATATCTGATACCTTTACATATCTTGCGATACGATTATCTCCAACTAATATAAAATACATCTGGTTTGTTTCAATCTGTGTTTGTTCATGGTGGAATAATCCTATAGAACCAGTTTCATCAACCAACTCTATTCTAGCCCATCCATTTCCTCTTTTAATATTTTTAACCATACCAAACATTACAAAAGAACCAAGCGGATCAAAGTCTTCGATTGGTCTGGCTTGAGCTTTAATCTTGGGTGGTATGGAATCTAGATTAAATGTTGGTATTCCAAGATATTCATAATAATTATCTTTTTCATTTCCGGATCTTTCATTGTCTTTAAAAGCTGCACCACCGATAGCATTTAAAGCCGTTACTGCTCTTGAATTTATACCGCTACCCTTTTTGGTTGCCTTTGTAATAAATTCTGAATAATTTTTATAAGGTCTTTTTTCTATAATCTTGTTGGCTATGCTATCTGAAATAAATTTAACTTGTGCCAAACCAAATCGAATTGAGTCTCCTTGTAATGAGAAATCAACATCTGATTCATTAATGTGCGGTAAAAGTATTTTGATTCCAAGTCTTTTGGACTCAATCAGGTATTCCGTTTTAGCATCCTTGTCACTTTCATTTTTAAGAACAGAAAACATAAACTCAGTAGGATAGTAGTACTTAAGCCAAGCCGTATAATAACTAAGCATACTATAAGCGATAGCGTGACTGCGATTAAACGAGTAGCCCGCATGAGCTTCAAAAGTCTGCCATAGCGTTTCTGCTTGTTTCTTAGAAATGTGTTCTGAAGCGCCATCAATAAACTTATCCTTGAATTGGTCGAATTCTCTTGCATCCTTTTTCTTTCCAATAATTTTTCTAACTTTGTCGGCCTCCGACCAACTCATTCCACCTAAATGCACACATGCTTGCATAACTTGTTCTTGATATATAATTACGCCATATGTATTTTCTGTAAATGGTTTCATGATCGGGTGAATATATTGTACTGCTTGCTTTCCATTTTTTCTATCAATATATAAAGATCCAACAGTATTCATTGCTCCTGGTCTTACAAGAGCATTAGATGCTGCTAGGTCTTCGAATGAACTAATTCCCATCTTTATTAAAAGATTAGTATAGGGTGTTGCTTCCGCTTGGAATACACCTTTAGTATATCCGTCGCTTAACATCTTAAAAACATTTTTATCATTTAATTCTAAATCAGATAAATTGATTTTTTTACCATGACGAGATTCAATAGCTTGTAAGGAATCAGAAATAATTGATAGGGCTTTTAACCCAAGAGCATCGAGTTTGATTAGTCCTATGTCTGCTACAGTATCCATATCATATGCCACTACTGGTATTCTTCCAGAAACTTTATCTTGTGGATCTTCTCTAGATTCCATGGGAGCATATTTTCTAATCTCATCTTTAGCAACAACGACTCCGGCAGCATGTACTCCAACGCTTCTGATCTTGCCACGCAATCTTTCGGCTAGCCAAGTTACTTCTGGATACTTTGTTCTAAATTCTTTAGTGTTTGGTGATTCTAGATAATCTTCAAAAGTATCAACAGACTTTAATGCCTTATTCACATCCTGAAGCGGAACCATAAATACTCTAGCAGCATCACGAATAACACCTTTATCTTTAAAGTATGTAAAGGTAGAAATTGATGCCACATTTTTAAATTTCTTTTTTAAATAATCTTTAACTTCTTTACGACGGCGATCTTCAAAATCAGTATCAATATCTGGAAAATCATTACGCTCTGGATTAATAAATCTAAAAAACAATAAGTCGTGTTCAATTGGGTCTACGTCAGTAATACCTAAACAGTAGCAAACTAACGATCCCGCTGCAGAACCTCTACCTGGGCCGACCATAATATTATTTGTTTTTGCCCAGTTAATCATGTCAGCAACTACTAAAAAGTATGAAGCAAACTTTTTCTGTGAAATAACTCCAAGCTCTTCATTAAGTCTATCTATATATTTTTCTTTTGAATCTAATCCAAGGCTTTTTAAACCTGACTCTGCAAGTTCACGCAACTTCTTATCCGCATTTGTCTTGGGTACAGGCAAGAGGTCTAGGTTACTATTAAACTCATATTCAGAAACCTTTTCTGCAACCTCTAATGTGTTTTCATAAATATCTTTTCTAAGAATCCCAGCCTTTTTAAAATCATCTTCGATTTCTTCTCTAGACTGTATAAATAAATTAAAATCTTGAAAAGATATTCTTCTATCTGGATAGATATAATTAAATCTATCAAGCATATTTGGAATATTGCGTGACATTTCAAACTCTGAATCTTTATTCATTTTTGGATTAGTAGATAGGATCAGCATTGCTTCTTCTAAAACTTTATCTTCGCCTTTAGCAAAATGGGCATCTCCAGTTGCTACCGATTTTATGCCAAGTTCATCTGCAAGATCAAGTAAAGTTTGATTAATATTTAATGGATTATGTGACTGTACTTCCACATAAAAATCTTCTTTAAATGTTTGTTTAAACCATTTTAATAAAAGTCTGGCGGAAGATAGATCTTCTTTTTCTATAGCCTTACTAATTAATCCATTAAGGCAACCGCTTAAAACAATAATGCCTTCGGCATATTCTTTTAATACTTCACGATCAATTCTTGGTTTATGATAAAATCCCTCATTCCAAGCAATTTCTTGTAATGCGTTTATATTCTTTAATCCAGTATTATTTTTAGCCAGTAGGATAATGTGATTATATGCTTGGGTGGTTTTATCTGTTTTAGAACTCTTATCAAACCTATCTGTTGGTGATATGTAGGCTTCCACTCCAAGTATTGGCTTTATATCTAATTCTTTACATGCTATTTGAAAGTCTCTATGTGATGATAATGTTCCATGATCTGTTATTGCTATAGAATTCTGTCCTGCATCTTTTGCTGCTTTAGCAAGTTCGGCAGGAGAGTTAAGGCCATCCATTAATGAGTAATAGGAATGAACATGAAGGTGTACAAATGACACTTAACTCTCCGCCTCTACTTTACCAGTCTAAATCGCTAGAAGATTTAGAATCTTGCTCAGAATCTTCCCCATTAAAGAATGACTCTTGCTCATCATATGGCAAATCACGAACTGCAACTTCTTCAAGTTTGTACAGTTCTAATGCACTATGATCAAATGGAGCTTCATCTTTTGCTAGAGGAATTGCGGTATAACTTGTATCTGTTTTGAGTCCGGTTCTTTTGATTCTCCACATTAGATTACTAATGCTTCCCATTTCTCCGGCATACTCAATTAGCGTTGGTGTAATTGTCTTGCCACTTGAACCTTGAGAAAGAATAGCGACATATGGATCTTCCTTGCCATCATCAACTAGAACATTAATGTATAGGCGTGACTTGCCCTTCCATCCTGCCTTGTAATTCTTTCTGTGTTGTTCACAGCCCCAGCACTTGCCTTGATCTTCCATTGTGCATAGAGCTTTCTTTCTATAGTCTGCTGGATTGGTGTGCTCTACGGCAATAAACCCTAGACCAGATGAATCAATATAACTTTCTGAATCAGGATCCAGCTCCTGAAGAAATCTTACTTTAACGCTTTCGCCATCTTCTAACTTTACCCATCTGGCTTTGCTTCCATCTCCACCAGATGATTGTGGCTTGTCTAATGCTTTATTAAGTTGTTTTAGTCCTTTTACGATACCCATTTCTTCTCCTTATATTTGACGGTATAGATCCGACTGTTTGTTTTTTTAGGGGTTCCAATTTCGATACTCAAAATCAGATACCGAGTTTTTGATACAGAGTTTTATTTCATCCTCTGTCATATCCCCGGCATCTTTTGCATCGTGTGGATATATCTTACCATAAGAATGCGAAGCCCACAAGATCTCCTTGTTTTTTAACCTTGAAGATATTGCATTTCCTAAAGCTCTACCAGCCTCATCTGAGTCTGTCATGATGATAATTCTGTTAAAGTACCTATTTAACAAATTAATATTATCTTGGGATATGTGTCCACCTAGCGTGGCAACAACATTTGGGAATCCGGATTGATGTACTCTTATGGCGTCAAAACTAGATTCTACAATGATAACATTGCCACCAATTCTTTTTGCTCTATGAATATTAAATAGTGTTTTGTTCTTGGGTAGGTCATTGCTATTTTTAAATTTTTTACTTTCTATTGATCTGCCTACAATTCCTACAGGAATTCCGTCTGGACTATGAACTGGTACTGTAACCATTTTACGCTTTTCAGAATACCCCAATTCAAAATAATCCATAGATTCATTATTAATTCCTCTAGAGATAAAATAGTCACAAGCTTCTTTACTACCCTGTCTTTCCTGTAACAATTTAACCAATGTGTCTTTAGAAAATTCTATAAAGTCTTCTTTTTCCTCTATCGCATTTTTCAATAACTCATCAAAATTATCTTCTATTTGTTTTTCTTTTGATGCTATAAATCTAATTGCTTGGTAATCATTGACATGCATTACGCCTTTGACTAGTTCTATAAGAGTTCCAGATTGACCGCAGGATGGATTAAAGCATATCCATGCACCGGATGCCTCATTAATGCTACAACTTGGTGTGTGTATATTGTTATGGAATGGGCAATAGAACGGTATCTGATCGCCGGATTCATTAAAATGATGTACGCCTAAAGATTTAATTATTTCTAGGACGTGGCCCGGGGCATATTGCGTGGAACTAATTTCCATTGTGCTATACCATCAAACTTTCTTGCTTTCCTTTTGCCAACATACATTCCGTACATTGTCATTTTGAACTTCCACCTATTTAATAAATTATTATAATCTATTTGCCAGATTGGGTCAAGGTCTAGTATTCTTACATATCCTGTATCCATCATCATGTTATCAATAATGTTTTCAACATTTTGCTTTGTTGAGTGGATTACTGAATCGTCTTTTAGCTCACCGTCAACAGAAAACATCTTGATAGGTTTATGCATTCTTTCCTATTTCTGGTAAATTATCATAGATTGGTGTTACCACGCCACGATTAATATCCCAGTCTAGGTAAAAATCAAACTCTTGTCCATGACGATTCTTTCTAGATACAACCTCAATTAAATTTGTATTGGGGTATCTGTGAATTGCCATAGCCATATCGGCATCATATTCAATTGCTTTTGACCAAGCAACCTGGCTCATCATTGGTGGTTCATCTTGATCTGAAATGTCATCTGCTGTAGCAGCAGTAATATCAATAATTGGTATGTTGTTAGATACTGCAAGCAACTTAAATTCACGAGAAATATTTCTATTTCTTTCTACTTCCGAATGACTTCTTTTATTATCATTAAATAATTGGTGATAGTCCAAGATAACCAAATCTGGTTTATGCTGATCTATCTTTGCTTGTACCGTTGCTGGTGTTACTTCTGAGGTTCCCTCGTTTGATACAAGGATAAAACTATTTTTGCCATCGAATTTTTTATTGCTCCATGTTCTAAAGTCATCAATATTTATGTCACCCTTAGACAAATCGCTTGCACGGAATATTCCAGATCCGAGCATGGTATAAATGCGATCACGCATATTTTCTGGAGACATTTCAAGGGATATGATCATGGGCTTAAAACCCTGCTCCCAAGCCTTACAGGCGATGTAAGAGGTAAACCATGTCTTTCCCCTTCCGGGCCAGCCGATAGCGACTATAAGATGCCCTGGAGCCATTCCTGTGGGGTATGCTTTGTCTATTGCCTCAAAGCCAGTGAGGATGCCTGGGCTTCCGCCCATAATTGCCGATCTATCTTTAACTGCCTGGAAATGCCTCTCAGCAGAATCTATATCTATAACATCAATATCTCTGACCGTATTTGTAAATCTTGATAAATTTGCCAGCTTGCTTTGCATTTCATCTAATACTTTAGATGCAGCATTTTCTTTTAGGGCAGCACCTGATTGAAGCAGGATATTTTTAATCCTTGCAGAGATATATTCATTCTTTAACTTATCTAAGTAGTAAGCAGTTTCTCCGTTTACCTCTACTGGATCAAAGTCTCTATGCTTCTCCATAAGAACGCCAGAATCCGGAACCGCTTTAAACTTGTAGTAATATGACTTTAGGGATTCCCAAACATCTTTATGTGATGTAAATATATCATCAACATTGTGTGCAAGTAGCGTACTTATATCCTTATTCTTGCATACTGCAGATATTACCTCTGCCTCAATATTCATTACGCCTCCTCCACTAACTTTTTAGTAAGCCTTCTTAAGTTTTCTCTATTCTGTATATCTTTATCAATCTCTTGTTTCATAAAATCTAGACGATCAAAGTTATAAAAGAAAAAAGAAATCGGATGACTTGATCTACCTGTTTTAAAGTAATATTCTAAAAGCTCTTTAGTTCTGTCGAACCCGATAGAATCAATAACATCTTGCATAGCCCACTTTTCTCTATACTTATTTAATTTTGGCTTCTTGTTATACTTAGCAAAATATAAAGACTCATAGATACCTAATAAAATATAAGGCTCTTGATTAGCCATTATTCTTTAACTCTTTTTCTATCTCTTGTGTTTTTTCTATAAGCTTATTTTCTACAAAAGCATATACTCTTTCGGTGGCAGATTCAACAGTTTCTCCAGACCTTACAAAATCCTCAATACCAATTCCAATTTTGATACTTTCATAATTTCCAAGGTTTCGTGTAAAAGATAAGTCTACCTTTACTTTTGTGTCTGACATTAATCCGCCTTCCATACTGGCACAAAGTTGCCTTCTGAGGTTTTAGTATACAATATAATATTGTGTTTGAGAAGAGCACTTAGCTCTGTCTTTGAAAGTAAATTACCGCTATAACCAGAATCTATTATAAATTCATGCAAATCAAATATGTCTTTCTGATTAAACATAAACTTGTAGTATTTGCTTTCCGGCTTTCCTATTGGGTATATTTTTTGTGGCTGCCTAATCTTGCCCTCTAATATATACTCTTCAATGGTAACCTTATGCCTTTGCAGAATATCTGCCACTTCTTTTGTGCTGTATGCATTCTCCATATACTTTTTTACCTGAGAATATGAATACAAAACTCTAGTATGATCTGGATAGCACCATGCTATCAATTCATCTTTTGCCTTCGATGCTTTTAATACACGATGAATTTTATCGTTTAAAAAGAAATAGACAAATCTTTTTGATGAATTATTTCTAGTCGCTCTAGCCATCTACCCAATCCGTTTGTGTCTTTGTTTAACATCCAGCGTTTGCCACAACCAATACAAAAAAGCTCCATATGTAGTTTTTGGGAGAATACACGATCAATAAAAACTCTTCCCCCGCATTTTTGGCAATGCATCATAACTTAAACACCTTACCATCAACAACACAAGAATACTCTGGAGATATTTGAATCATTTGTATATGTGGCCATTGTCCATTTTCGATATGAGCAATAGCAAATCCCTTTTGCCAGTCATGATGTTGCATATATTTCATGCCAGAGCTTTTTTCATCACACATGTGACCTATCTCAAAACCTCGGATTGTTTCACCATTCCCATCATTTCTTAATTCATAAGTTTGGAAATGTGATGCCATTCTGTGAGAGTGGCCTCTAATCAAAGAAATTTGTAGATCATTCATATCTTTGCGTACAGCACCTGTTTCTGAAATAGATAATCCATGATGCACATGTATATCGCCAAATCTATGCTTGGGTAATTCATTGTAGTAAATATATTCGTATCCTAATGAATCTAGACTCCACAAAGATTCTGGAGTTACCTGTGATATATAATCTGGCAACTTTGCATCTACATAATTAAATATTCTAACATCGTGATTTCCAAGAGCAGAGAATAACTGTGCGTTCGGAAGCATCTCTCTTGTCTTGATATAGAAATCCCTTGCTCCCTTTGCTTCGTGTCTCATGGTTGGAACAATTAAATCTTTGCTATCTGTTTTATGTAGATTTAAAAACTCAGCTGATCTTCCTTCAGTATACTTACTATAACATGCTTGATCGTCTGTATCGCCAAGATAATCTACAACATCCGGCTTAAACCATTTCATAACCTTAAACCAAAGCTCAATAGCTTTGTCATCTTGGTATGGAAATTGTTGATCTGACGATAACATCCATTTCAAATCATTGCTCATTATATACCTTAATACTAAAAAGTTATCTGATAATAACTCTATACTTCGTATAGTGTATCAAATAACGTGAGTTTGTCAATTACTATTTTAACTTGATTATTTTTGTTTGAGCTGCAATCCAGTTAATTACAAATGGATCTTCTTTTGCAGTTGATTTAACATATACAGTAAATTTATCATCTGATAAAACTTCAGATACGGATACTGATACATTTCCTTTTGTTTTTCCTACTACAGTTGCTGTGACAATCGGAAATGTCTTCTTATCAATATATGAAAATATTCCATTAGGCATTGTTACCGATTTTGCAATTTCTTTAGGGCCAGCTCCAGTAATATCAATTGTACCCTGTGCTGTAATTGCTATTTGTGCTTCAGTTGCTGTAGAACTCGCAGTCTTAAATGCTTGGATGGCGTCCTCTAACTTAATTATACGGCTTTGCATATCATTAAGTTTAGAAATATCTAACGGTTCTCCGTCGGTAAAAGTTGCCACTACAGATTCTCTCCTAATTCATGCATATTAGTTTCTATATCTGAAACTTCGATAACCCTAGATCTATCTAAACCATATCTGGTAAAAGAATCCGGACTAACGATATGCCTTCTTTTGTTTTGCGATATCAAATACATTTTACCATCTGCTATATTCTTTATCAATGCCCCATCACGAAAACCTAGCTTTCCCACCAATTTCATATGGGTTACCGCAGATTCGGTGGCCTCTATTGTATTAAAAGACCAAGAGTCTGCTGCACGATCAGAAATTAACTTATATCTCTTTCCATCTTTAATCCAGTAAGTTCCTTTATCGGTTTTTACTGCAAGACCGGAAGGGAAATTAGTCGTTTGGGTTACTAATGATATCGCTAAGGTGGTCTTCGTATTCTTGAATAGCCCCATCCTTGGCAGTCCTCTCATTAACAAGCATTGTTATTTCTGCTCTCAAAATAGCAATTTGAGTTTCATAATTTGATGTAATTTCACCAATTCTTTGTTGCAAGGCTGCAACAACTAATTCTGCTTTATCCATTATTCTCCTTAGACATTACCTTATGATACCATATTCTTTTCTAGATTTTCAACCCTAGCAGCAAGTTCTTGGATTGCTTTAACAATGGGGGAAATAAATTCAGTATAATTAAGACTTTGATTGGAATTAGGATCATTTAAGTCTGCAATAACCCAGCCTCCAAAATCTTCTACTCCTATCTGATCAATAGATTGTTTAACTTCTTGTGCTATGAATCCCCAATGAGTTCTTTTTCCTGGAACTGATTTAGTATAACTATCAAGGTTATTTCTATCTATCACAGTTTCATCTTTATTAATTAATTCATTTCCACCCTCTATCCATTTATAACTTACTGGATTTAAAGTTTTTATAAAGCTAAGTCCTAAACTTGATGGTTTAATGTCAGTTTTTAATCTTTGATCTGATGGGTTAACTGTAGAAAAAGCATATAAAGTTTTCCATGCATAAGTACCATATACTCCAGAATATCCTAAATCATATGTGTTATTAAATGTTGGAGTCCAGTTTGTGGTAACAGAATTAATATAATACATAAGATAATTATCTACTTGCAATGAATTATATATTCT